GGCCGCCGTACCACCAGCGTTCGCGGGTCGGGTGCGTCGGGTGCTGTTCCAGCACTTCGGAGTACAGCCGGCCGCGGCCGTTTTCGGTGTCGATGAAACCCATCTTCGACGCGTCATAATTCGCGAGGCCGTAACCGAATTCGATTGCGGTTCGCGTCTTTCCGCTGCCGGACACGCCGGCGAAGTTGAAGACGAGGCGGGCACCCGCGCGTTCGGCGCGGACGATGTTCAGGACGTTTGCCATTGGCTTAGGTTCCGTGTGGGTGAAATTGATTTACTCGGCCGCCAGCGTTTCGGCGGTGCGCTTGGCCTGCCACGCGGGCAGTTTGATGTTGCGGATTTTCGGCGAGTAGCCGGGCCACTGGCCCGCGGCCTTGCACCTGGCGAACGTGCGCAAGTCGGCCTGCCACTGCATCGCCCCCAGCGCGCGCGATTCATCGTCGAGCGAGTACACCGCCACGCCTTTCGCTTCGCCGTCGACGACGCACGCGGTCTTTTCCACGGCGACGAACACGAACGCGCGGGGCGCCTGCCACCGGGTGACGTCTTCCCGGTACGTGATCGTGCCGTCGAGCGGATTCCATTCGCCGACCCGCACGCCACCCTGGCGCATCGCTTCCGCGATCCCATGCCGGTAAAACGCATCCTGGACGTGATACCCGTACGTCGCGATGCTGCGCGCGAATGCTTCCTCGCTGGCGTCTTCGGTGGTCTTCAGGTCGACCACGATCCCGTCATGCCGCCAGAAGTCGGGGCGCACGCGGCACAGTTCGCAGCCGATGACTTCCTGCGTGGTCGGGTCGACGACATCCTGTTCCCAGTAACACGACAGTTCCGATTCGCCTGGCGCCGACAGCAGTCGCGAGGCCGCCGGGTGCGCCATCACCGCGTCGCGCATGTTGTGCAGCTGGTCCCACTGTTCGCGCGTCAGTACCGTCCGGTGCCCGTTGTTCCGCAGCCATTCGGCTTGCACGTCCGACCACAGCGTGACGTCGACGCCGTTCGCGCGCAGGATTTCGGCCAGGTCGTGGCGCGAACCGCTGGTGGGGAGTAGGCCGGTTCGGTTCGCATTCTCGGCTTCGATGATGGCCTTCAGTTCCGTGCCCTTCATCGCTTCCAGGTCGACCGGATCATGCAGCACGCCTGCCGACTTCGGCGAGGCTTCCAGGCGTTCCCGCTGGAATCCCACAATGCGTTCGACCAGGTCGGCTTTCGCGCCACCGGTCGGCAGCTTCGCCTTACGGCCGGCGTTCAGTTCCGCGACCATCGCCACCAGTCGTTCGCGGTCGTCGATGGCGTCGGGCACATCCTCGCGCTGCAACCCGAGGCAGTAGTCCCGCACGAACGATGCCGGTTCCAGCAGCAGCGCGTGAAACGCGGTGCCGATGAACTGCGCGGCCGTCGGCTTGCGGGGTTCGTTGTCGTTCGCCGCGTTCACCACGGCGCGGTAGTGCGCCGGCGACTTGCGGACCAGGTCCAGGCCAGATTTCGAAATGCCGGGGCCGCCGTGATACACGTCGTTCGGCACCCCGCGGAAGACTCCGGGCGTCATAGTTAGGTTCCGTGTTGTGAAGTGAAGTTGCGTTGCCGCCGGTGAAGTGTAGCCGGCATGTATCCGCGGCGTCAAATACGCGTGTGCGGCTTGATAGACTTACGGAACACGGCCCTACCCCCAAATGCGGCTCAAACATGGCCGGGGCGTTGCGCCGAGTCAATCCCCGGTGTAGTGACGCCGCGAGCGTTGCCGTGCGAAGTATTCGTGAAGTCTATACACTGTGCGTTGAACACCATGAACAAGCGTGCGACCGAATGACCGTCGTTCAACTTCGCGACTACCAGCAGGACATGATCGCAGGACTGCGCGTTGCCCTACGGCAACACCGGCGGGTGCTGCTACAGGCGCCGACGGGGTCCGGGAAAACTGTCCTGGCCTCCTACATCGCGCGCGAGACATCCGGCCGCGGGCGATCCGTCGCATTCAACTGTCACCGCGCAGAACTGGTGCGCGGCACTTCGAATACCTTCCGGCGCTACGGGATCGACCACGGGTTCGTGGCCGCCGGGATGCCGGCATCGCGCCAGCTGGTGAACGTGTGCAGCATCGACACGCTGAAGAACCGGCTTGCGACCACGCCCGAACCTGACGTCGCGATATGGGACGAAGCGCACCACCTGGGCGCCGCCGGCTGGCAACTCATCATGGACACATGGCAGCGCGCGCTGCACGTCGGCCTGAGCGCGACACCCTGGCGGCTGGACGGGTCGGGGCTTGACGGGCAGTTCGACGCGCTTGTGCCTGGCCCGTCGACCGCATGGCTGATCGAACAAGGCCACCTGTCGCAGTATGAAATGTTCGCGCCGACGTCGCCGAACATGAAGGGCGCCAAGCGCGCGCGCGGCGACTTCACCGCGAAGGACGCATCGGAGCGCATGGAGATTCCGAAGCGCACCGGCGACATCGTCGCGCACTGGCGGCTGCACGCGCAGGGGATGCGAACCATCGGGTTCGCGGTGAACCGCGCCGATTCGCAGATGATCGTCGACCGGTTCAACGCGTCGGGCATCCCGGCCGCGCACCTGGACGGCGACACCCCGAAGGCCGAGCGCAAACGCATCATCGACGGGTTCGTGTCCGGCGAAATCCTGGTGCTGTTCAACGTCGCGCTGTTCGACGAGGGGTTCGACCTGGCGGCAATCGCTGGCGTCGACGACCTGACCATCGACTGCCTGATCGACGCGGCGCCGACGATGTCCCTGTCGCGCGTGCTGCAACGGTGGGGCCGCGTGCTGCGCCGCAAGCCGTACGCGGCAATCATCCTGGACCACGCCGGCAACAGCGCGCGACATGGGTTCCCGGACGACGAACGCATGTGGTCGCTGGAAGGGCGCGAGAAAGGCGCCGCGGCGAACGACAACGGCCCGCCCCCGCCGGTGACGTGCACCGGATGTTTCCGCCAGATCAAGCGGCCGCTGCCCGAGTGCTGCCCGTCGTGCGGGAAACGGCTGCTGGCCGAGGCGAAGGAAATCGAGGCGGCCGAAGGCGAACTGAAGAAGCTGACGGCCGAAGACAAGGCCGCGCTGCGCCGCCAGCGCCAGCTGGAAGAACACGCGGCGAAGACGCTGGAAGACCTGGTCGCCCTGGGGCGCCGGCGCGGGTATCCGAACGCGACGGCCTGGGCGTTTAAGAAGTGGTCCACATCCAAGACACGCCAGCGTCACGCCGCCCGCACGGAGGGCTTGCATTCACGGGCGTGAATACTTTACGCTTACTTCACCGGGCCTTCCCGGTTACTTCACTCTACTTAACGAGACTTCACGATGAACACCGCAGCCGAACCGTCGTTCAAGCAAATGATTAAGGACGGCACCGCCAAGCGTGCCGACGCAATGAAGTTCAAGCTGTCCGACATCCACGAAGAACCCGGTTTCAACCTGCGCGACGAAGGCCAGGAGTTGGAGGCCAGCATCGACGCGCTGGCGGCGTACATCGCCGACGGCGGCATCTTCCCGCCGCTGGAAGTGCGCCCGCGCGCCGAAGGCGGCGTGTTCGTCGTCGACGGCCACCGCCGGCGCCGCGCGCTGCTGAAGGTCGCCGACCGCATCGCCGACCCGTCGGGCGACGTGTGGGTGTCCGTCGTCGCGTTCACCGGTAACGATGCCGACCGCGTCGCGCGCATCATCACCAGCGCCGAAGGTCGCGCGCTGTCGCCGCTGGAAATCGCCCGCGGGTACAAGCGCCTTGCGGGGCTGGGCTGGACCCCGCAGCAGATCGCCGACAAGGTCGGCAAGACCCGGCAGCACGTCGACCAGCTGCTGATTCTGGCGAACGCGAACACCGACGTTCAGCAGATGGTCGCGACCGGCGCCGTGTCGGCCACGACCGCCATCGGCACCGTGCGCAAGGCCGGCGAAGGCGCAGGCCAGGTGCTGGCCGAGGCCGTCACGAAGGCGCGCGAGGCGGGGAAGAAGAAGGCCACCGCCGGCACGATCAAGGGCAAGCCGATCCCGAAAAAGATCGTCGACGGCGTGTTCGGCGCGCTGGAATCGCTGGCGGGTGTGCTGACGCCGGCCGACCACGAAACGCTGGCGACGATGAACCTGGCCGAGTCGCCGCGGATCACGCTGCCGGCGGACGTCGTCCTGGAACTGGTGGAACTGCACCGCGAGACGGTCGAATTCCGCGCCGCCGAAGCCCGCAAGGCCGCGGACGCCGCCGCCGCGCTGGCGCAAGGGGAACTGGCATGACCGCCGCCGGCTGGAAGCGCCTGGGAATGGCGATCATCGTCGGCACCGCCATGTGCACCACGTCGGCGCTCGCTGCGCTGGCGTGGTGGGTGGGGGTGTTTGCGTGAGCCAGACCCGCACGCAGTCCGCTGTGGAAACGGTCGCCAGTACGGCAATCGGTTTCGGCGTCTCTTACGTCACCAGCTTGGCCGTGCTGCCGATGTTTGGGTTCGCCGTGACGCACGCGCAGAACACCGCAATCACCGTGATTTTCACCGTTATATCACTGGCGCGCGGGTTCGCCGTTCGCCGTCTTTTCAATCATCTGAACCAGGGGAACAAATGAACTTCATTCTGCACAACGGCGATTGCCTGGAAGTGCTGCGCGGCATGGCCGATAACAGCGTCGATAGCGTCGTGACCGATCCGCCTTATGGGCTTGAGTTCATGGGGAAGGATTGGGACGCGCCGTGGAAAAGCGACCGCCGCCAGGTGTTCGACGGTACGCTGACCGACGTTCGCGAAAACCCGTTCGGTCGCAGCAAGGTACGTTACGGACAGGGAGCGTCGTACGGCGGACAGGTCGCGCAGATGCACGCGTTCCAGTCGTGGGCGACCGAGATTTTCGCCGAATGCCTGCGCGTCCTGAAGCCTGGCGGCCACCTGCTGTCGTTCGGCGGGTCGCGGACCTATCACCGCATGGCGGCGGCCGTCGAAGATGCGGGTTTCGAAATCCGCGATCAAATCATGTGGGTGTATGGGTCCGGGTTCCCGAAGTCGCTGGACGTGTCGAAGGCGATTGATAAGGCGGCGGGTGCGGATCGTGAAGTTATTCGCCCCAAGACCTACGGCCTGGCGAACGATGGAGGATATTCCGGCGGGCTTAACACCACAAAGCCGCGCAGCGAGTCATGCGAGGTCACCGCCCCCGCCACCGAAGCCGCCCGCCAGTGGGAAGGCTGGGGCACCGCCCTGAAGCCGGCACATGAGCCTATCGTGATGGCCCGCAAGCCCCTGGCCGGCACCGTCGCGGCGAACGTGCTGGCGCATGGGACGGGGGCGCTGAATATCGACGGGTGCAGGGTGGATGGCGAGGCCCGCCCCGTGATGGTCCGAACCGAAACCGTTGTCGGCGCGAATTCAATGGCCGGCAAGAGCACCGGCGCCACCGCGAGCGGGGAGACGACTACCGCCGGCCGCTGGCCCGCCAACCTGATCCACGACGGCAGCGATGAAGTCGAAACGCTGGCCGGCAGCGCCGCCCGCTTTTTCTACTGCGCCAAGGCGAGCAAGAAAGACCGCGAGGCCGGGAACAATCACCCCACCGTCAAACCAACCGACCTGATGCGCTACCTGTGCCGACTGGTGACGCCGCCAGGCGGTGTGGTGCTGGACCCGTTCACCGGCTCCGGCAGCACCGGCAAGGCCGCCATGCTGGAAGGCTTCCGGTTCATCGGCATCGAACGCGAGCCGGAATATATCGAAATCGCGCGCGCCAGGATCGCGGCGGCGGCAAACGACAACACCCCCGCCGAGGCCGCATCGTGAACGACCGCGCCCAACTGGAACACGCGATCCAGAACGAAATCCGGAACGCGCTGACCGACGAATGTTTCCTGTTCCGTGCCAACGTGGGGCGCGGCTGGCAAGGCGTCGGCAAACCGGAGCGCGTGCCGCACCCGTGCACCGTGCACATGCGCCCTGGCGACGTCCTGCTGCGCCAGGCGCGCCCGTTCGATACCGGCCTGCCGCCGGGGTTCGCCGACCTGTTCGGCTGGCGGGAAGTCACGATCACGCCGGACATGATCGGGCAGAAGGTCGCCGTGTTCGTGGCGGCCGAAGTGAAGACGCAAACCGGCGCAGTGCGCGACGCGCAAATCGCTTTCGTCAACGCAGTCAAAAACGCCGGCGGGCGCGCGGGTTTCGCGCGCTCCGTCGAAGACGCTCGCGCCATCGTCAGGGGGGAACATGCACGCATCACGCTACGTGCGGGAAATGCGGAAGATCGCGCGCCAGTCAAACGGCGCACGGTCCCGCGAGTGGGCCGCACTGCGGCGCCTGGCGCTTCGAACGGGGTCGGCGACGATCATCGCGAATAACCGGGTGATCGGATACCGGATGCGCGACGGGTCCGTCGCGTGCGTCAAGGTGCGGTATCCCACCGCCGACGAAGCCGCGCACGACCTGGCGCGCATCCAAGCCCTGCCGACACTCGGGCACAAGCCCGTCCGCGTTTACTGCTGCGAATACTGCCGCGGCTACCACACGACAAGCCGACATGCACGAACGAACTAAACAGCTTGACCAGCTGATGAAAGACCACGACCTGACCGCGCGCCGGGTCGGCGAACTGCTGGGCCGCACGCCGCACACCGTGCGCGTGTGGCGATCCCGCACCACGAAGCGCCCCATCCCCGCGCACGCGCTGGAACTGCTGAGGGCGAAACTGTCGTGAACGAACACGAAATTATCGACAGTTTCCTGAAGGCAATGGCCGACGTCGGCATCGTTCCGGTGTTCACCCGCGGCGGCCTTACGGCCGACGGCCAGATGGTGCGGTTCCACGTCCGGGGCGACCGCAAAGGCACGCGCAACGGCTGGGCGATCCTGTTCGCCGACAACATCCCGGCTGGCGCGTTCGGAACCTGGAAGGACGGCGCGCAACACACCTGGTGCGCGAAGGGCCACGCCGAACTGACGGACGACGAACGGAATCAGATCGCCGAACGGATGGCGCGCGCGAAGGCCGAACGCGAGGCCGAAGAAAAGCGCCGACAGGGCGAGGCCGCGCGAATCGCGAACCTGCTGTGGAACGACGCCGCGCCGGCGGACGATTCGCACCTGTACCTGGTGCGCAAGGGCGTGCGGTCCTACGGACTGCGGCAAGCCACCTGGACCAAGTGCAACGACGACGGCGAAGAATGGCTGCGCGTCGACGACGCGCTGCTGGTGCCGGTGATGCTGACCAGCGGGAAAATCATTTCCCTACAGGCCATTTTCGAACGGCCGCACCACACCACGGGGCGCGACAAAGACTTCCTGAAGGACGGCCGCAAGCGCGGCGGGTTCTTCATGATCGGCAAGCCGCCGCGCCCCGGCGACACCATCGTCGTGTGCGAGGGGTACGCCACCGGCGCCACGATCCATGAGGCTACCGGCTGGTGCGTGGCCGTGGCGTTCGACGCTGGCAACCTTACGGCCGTCGCCGAAGACTTGCGCGCGCTGATGCCCGACGCGGTGTTCGTGATCGCCGCCGACAACGACCGGTGGTCGTCGATGGGCGACATCGAAAACCCCGGCGTTCATTTCGCACAGCGCGCGGCACACGCGGTGCGCGGGCGCATGGTTGTGCCCGAGTTCGCGAACCTGGACGACCGCCCCACCGATTTCAACGACCTGGCGCAGCGCGAGGGGATCGACGTCGTCCAGCGCCAGCTGATGCCGCCGCCGCCCCGCCAGCAGATGGCCGCGCCCGAGTCGTTCGACCCGCGCGGCGTCGACGGTTACACGCCGTTCCCGATGATCGACGGCAAGGGCAAGCCGTTGGCGACCATCGAAAACGCAGCCGAACTGATGCGCCGCGCCGGGATCACGGTGCGGTACAACGTGATTTCGAAAGACCTGGAAGTCATCATCCCCGGCGCCGCGTCGACCGTGGACAACGCCGGGAACGTGGCGATGACGCGCGTGGTGTCGATGTGCAAGGGCATCGGGTTCCCCACGGAAAACATCGAACAGAACCTGCTGGTGGTGGGCGACGAAAACCCATACAACCCCGTCGCGAATTGGATCACGTCGCGCCCCTGGGATGGTACGCCGCGGCTGAAAGACTTTTACGACACCGTCATCACCAGGTACGACCGGCCGGTGCCGTCCACGGGCGAAAGCCTGAAAGAAGTGCTGATGCGGAAGTGGCTTATTTCCGCGGTTGCCGCCGCGTTCAGTCCCGACGGCGTCGTCGCGCGCGGCGTGCTGACGTTCCAGTCGAAACAGAACATCGGTAAAACGTACTGGGTAAAGCGACTGGCGCCGCCTGAGTTGGGCGTGATCCGCGACGGCCTGATCCTGAACCCGTCCGACAAGGATTCGGTGATGGCGTTCGCGTCGAACTGGATCGTCGAACTGGGCGAGGTCGACGCGACGTTCCGAAAGGCGGACATTGCCGCGCTGAAGGGATTTATTTCGCAGCAGCGCGACGCGTTGCGCCGGCCGTACGCGCGCACGGAATCGAAGTACCCGCGGCGCACGGTGGTGTTCGCCAGCGTGAACGACGAACAGTTCCTGCACGATCCGACGGGGAACACGCGCTGGTGGACTATCGCCGTCGAGCGACTGAATAATCAGCACACTATCGACATGCAACAGGTGTGGGCCGAAGTGCTGACGCTGTTCCAGTCGGGGCAGTCGTGGCACCTGACGCCGGAAGAACTGGACACGCTGAACGACCACAACCGTTCGCACGAAGCAATTAACCCGGTGCACGACCGGATCGACCGCGCTTATGCCTGGGACGACGCGCCGGCGCTGTGGACGGTGCCGATGAACGCCACGGAAATTTGCCTGTCGGCCGGGATGGACAAGCCGACGAAGGTGGACGCGAATGCCGCCGCATCGTTCGTGACGCAGACGTACGGCGTCACGCGAAAGAAACACGGGAAGAACCGACAGACGGTGTGGATGATGCCGAAGCTGGCGCAGCATCGCAGCGAAGGGCCGTTCTGATGAAGATGGTGACGCTGATCGACGGTCGCGAGGTATCGAACCACAGCGAAGAATGGCGGGCCGAGTGCGAGGCGCGCGCGGTGTGCCGAATGGGTGGGCAGTGGCGCGAGGACAGCGAAAGCGGGAAACGATTTTTCATCCGGCCGCGCGTGGTGCGGAAGCTGTATTGCGAGGCGGTGGAAAAGAAGCGCGGGAAGGAAGCCGCGGATGCGTTGCGTGACCTGGTCGTGAAGGTGTGGAACGCGGAATTTGCGAACCTGAACGAAAGCTAAACGATGCGTGATGCAAGGGTGTTGCATTACGCGCGTAACGTGTGGGATGATTACTCCACACCAACAACACGGAGCCGCCGAAATGAACATCCAGGAAAACAGCGCCAGCATCATCCGCCCCGGTCAGACCATCATCGGCCGCCGCGAATTCCACCTGAAGGTGGAAAGCGTGAAGCGTGATCGCAGCGGGCGCGTGGTGTTCGTCGGCCTGAACGGCTGGGGCGAGGAAATGCGGATGATCTACCAGCCGCGCGACGTGATCCAGGTCATCACCACGCACTGACGCAGACCACACCGCCCCGGCATCCCGCCGGGGCATCCACTCAAGAGGAAAGGAACGTGAGCGAGCAGAAATTCAAGGCGGGGGATCGGGTTGTTCTGGATTACGCGGACATGGCCGATGCAGCGTTCGGGATCGCTAAGGGGGCTACTGGCGTAGTCACCGAGGGTAAGTGCAGTTACGGTTTCGTTACGGTGGCCCTTGATGGGCGCGACGGCGCGTGGAAAATGTTCCCTCGCCAGCTGGAACTGGCGCCCGATACGCGAGACGAGGCCGCCGACCCCGTCACCGCAGCCGCCAAGGCGTACCAGCGCGCGCTGTGCGCGTATGAGGACGCGATGGCCGAACAGGCACGACTGGCGGACCAGGCCGAAGCCGCGAACGAGGTGCGCCGACAGGCGGGGCGCGCGAAGGTAATCGCCGAACTGGAACTGGACCAGGCGAACCACAACGCCGCCGGGCTGAAGTGGGACGAGGGCAAGGCGCTGCACCTGGCGTCACTGAAGTCGTGAGTTACCGGTGCCGCAAATGCGGCGCCAGGCGGACGCGGGTGTCCGACACCCGCCCGCCGAAGTGCGGGTGCGGCTCGCGCGAATGGCGCCTGGATAAATACCGCATCACGCGGGAGACGGGACCTAACGGTCCGACGCCGTGCCGCTGCGATGAATACACGTTCCCGCACGCGAAAGGCCGCGGGTTCTGCACACATAACCAGGCGGTTACGCTGGATGACCGCCGCGAACGATGGGAAAACAGGCGATGAACAGCAAAAGGGCCGACCTTTCCGACGCCGGATACACGGCGTTGCGAATGGTAGTTAGCGAGCGCGAGCGGCAGACCGGCACCGAAGGCTTCACCACCGAGCGCGACGACGGATACATCCAGGGCGAACTGGCGCGCGCTGCCGCCGCGTACGCAACACCGCGCGGGTTCCGCCGGCTGCAGGAAGACCAGCGCACGCCGGTGGCCTGGCCGTGGGCGCCTGGCTGGTGGAAGCCGGCCACGCAAACGACGGAAGGCCGACTGCGCGAACTGGCGAAGGCCGGCGCGCTGATCCTGGCGGAAATGGAACGGCTGATGCGGAAATGACCACGAAAGTCTGCACGAAGTGCAACACCGAAAAACAGATAACCGCGTTCGCAAGGCACGGCAGCACGGGGCGCCGTAGGTCGCAGTGCAATTCATGCCGTTCCAATGCGTACCGTGAGCGACAGATGGTTAGCGTGCGCGGCGGCAGCATCGACGCGCGGTTCAGGGAATTCCAGCGCGCGGTGGCGCGGCCTGACGACAAAGGGAATCTAGCGCCGTGGATTTGAGGTTCGGAAAATTCGATTGCGGCTCGCATGGGCAACTGACGACTCGGGAAATCGCGGAGAAAACCGGCCTGAAATTGCGCACGGTTCAGGATCGCGTGCGGCGTGGCGTCCGCGGCGACGAACTGATGCGGGTTAAGGATGACCACTGGCATGTAAAAGGAACACCAGGTTATCGGGATAACGCGGTGCGGACAGCGGGGCGAGGAACGGTCGCGGTAGCGATTAAAATAGCGCGCATGTTCCCGAACCGCGTCCCGACGGTGAAAGAACTTCAGGAGAAGCTAGGGATGCACAGGGCGACGGCGTACCGCTGGCGTGATGCTTTTATCGACGAAATGGGAGTGGGTGAGTAATGAAAGCACAGGACATTCTGCGCCGTAGCGCGCAGCACATCGAAGAACGAGCCGCAGCGCGCGACCAGGAGGGCGGCGAACGCAGCATGGCGCGCACCGTGGCCGCGTTCAACGCGATCACCGGGCACCAGGTAAGCGAGCGCGACGGGTGGCTGTTCATGGCCGTGCTGAAGGCGGCCAGGGCGTGCAACACGCCGGCGGGCATCCCTGACGATTATGAAGACCTGGCGGCCTATGCGGCGCTGGCGGGGGAGTGTGTCGCGCCGGCGTCGCCCCCGAGCGCGCAAGTTCCCGCCCCGGACGACGGCAGTAGCGTCGTCGAAGTGCTTGGCGAAGGCGGGCTGCGGCTGATCGTGCCGCAGGGGTACAAGTGGATTGCGCAGGATGCTGATGGTGTTTGGTTCGCATACGAAAACGAACCTGACGATGCCCACTACGGCGACTACTGGGCTGTAGGTAGCGGCCGCTTCACTGAGATTGCCAGGGCGAACCCGACCGAAGACTGGCGCACCACGAAACGACAGGTGCGGCAGTAATGGCGACCCCATCCGAACGCGTGCGCGCGAGCGAGGCGCGCAAGATCAAGGCCGGCGGCCGGCGTATGCCTGGCGGCGTGATGTCGCCCGACGCGGCGGCGGCGGTCGAACGACTGGCGGCCGCAGGGTACGCGGCGAGCGTTACGGCGTGCATCGAGCGCGCGCTGGTGGAAGCGGCTTCTGAACTCAAAAAGAGGAAGTGACGGAATGGACATGACAACCAACGAACAGCGCAGGATTCTGGACGCGCACAAGGCGGTCGAATCGTGCGGCATCGACTCGGGCGACATCATCGACGCGCACCAGGGCATCCGCGCGCTGGCGACGCTGTGCAACACCCTGTCCGTGCGTTCGGGCTGGTGGAACAGGCGCGACCCGAACGTGCCGAACAGCTGCATCAGCCGCGTGAAGGGCGCCATGTGGATTGATGGATTCCACGTCGACGGCCCGCTGACGCGCGAAGAAATCGAACGGATGGTGCCGGAAAAGCTGATGCTGACGGTGTCGGAGATTTCCGAGGCGATGGAAGGCCATCGCAAGGGCAAGGCCGACGACCACCTGCCGCACCGGTCCAGCCTGGAAGTGGAACTAGCCGATGCCGTGATCCGCATTGCGGACCTGGCCGGCGCGCTTGGCCTGGACCTGGGCGGGGCGATCATCGAAAAGCTGGCATATAACCAGCAGCGCGCGGACCACACGCCGGAAGCGCGTGCGGCTGCCGGCGGGAAGGCGTACTGAAATCCTAAACCGGCCAGTACAGTAAACCAGCAGACGACCCGGCCATGTGCCGGGTTTTCTGTTCCTGAACGGATGCTGAACCCGCGTGCGCGGGGTGTTGTGTTACGCGCGTAATGTTGAGACACTATTTCCACACCAACGACGCAGGGCAAACGGCATGAAGAACTGGACCGAAGCGTATTACGGAATCACCCACCTGAACGGCATGAAGCGCGGGTTTCAGGTAACGGTTCGAGACTACGGTTCGTTCGCCGAATGCCTGGTGTTCACCCCTGGCAGCGGATTCAACTCGGCGAAGACGAAACACGACAGCGTCGCCGACGCGAAGGCGTACGGCGAAGCGCAGGCCGCGGCACTGAACGCGATCAACTAACGGAGCGTAAGACCATGAAGACCGACCGCAACGCACGACCCACGAAGATGACCGCCAGCGATTACGCCAAACTGCGCCGCCAGGAGAAACGCCGGAACGACGTCGCGAAACTGGTGTACTGGGCGATGCTGCTGGTCGTCGGGTTCGTGCTTGGCCTGCGCATTTATCAGGCGGTGAAGTCGTGAGCGTCCGGCGAGGGTTCTATACTGCTATCGGATTGATGCTCGGCCCGGTGCTGGCGTCCGTTTACGTTAACGGCAATCTGATTCCAGCGTTCATGTGGGCTGCACTGGCGCTGTTCGCGGCTTCGTTCGAGGAATACCAGGAGAGGTGATTATGAATGAAAACACAGACCCGGTGCGGGCGCTTCTCACGAAGTGGCGCGAAGAAGACGCAAGAATCCTCGCGCCCGCACAGGTTCGGGTGCGTCGTACCAGCGAACTTGAATCCGCCCTCGCCCAGCAGCCCGCAGCGCCGAGTGTGGAGGCGGTGGCGTGGGCGACTCCAGACCTGAGCAAGGTCGCGCACCCGTCGGACGCCACTGCCGAGTACACCGTGCCCCTCTACGCCGCGCCCCAGCAGCCCGCGGGCGTGGATGAGTTTGCAGATGACAGGGAACGCTTGCTTCGCGCCTTCATGATGGAGTGCGGAATCATCGGGGCGAAGGAGGCCGGCGTGAACCTTGCGCGCTGCATCAAAGCAGGCCTCGCCGCCCAGCAGCAGGGAGGCACCCATGAGCGCGATTGAGCGGGTGGTGTACGCCATCGTGTTTTTTGTCGGCTGGATGAGCGGTGGCGGAATCATGGCCATGTTGGTTTTGGCAGCACTGATCGCTGTTGGCGCGCCTATTGCCAATGAGTTTTTCGTGCTCGGCTGCCTGTGGGGGTCATGGGGTGTTGTGATAGGCCGATTGATGGGTCGGCACTACCTGAACAACACGCCCCAGCAGCATGGAGGCCGCGCCGAATGAAACGGCCTTTAATCCTCGCGAAAACGACGCCGGAACGGAACCGCAGGAACGGGCAGCGCCAGGCAGACGCAAGCCGAACCATGATCGAAGGCGAACTTCTGACGACGCGGGCCGTGGCTGAACGGCTGGGAGTTACGCCAGCGGCCGCACGGGCGAGGCTGGCGAAGGCGCGCAAGAAAGACGGCCCCGTCACATGGGAGAAGCTACGGTGAAGGCTCGGCCACGCTGCTACAACCGACCGCCGTATCTCCCTGGGTACTGGCGGATCACGGGCCGAGTTCGCCGCGGAAAACCCGTCGCGCGCTGGATCGGCGCCAGTTGGTTTCGTGACCGGTGCGCAACGCATGACGGCGTCGGCATCGGCCCGAACAATGAACCGTATCCCGTCGCGCATGGGTTCGACTGCGACGGGTGCCGGTGGAACCCCCACACACAGGAACCCGCGCCATGAATTTCGACCAGTTCAGTAAGTATCGGGATCAAGCACTGATCCTTCACCAGTCGCAGCAGGGCGACGACGGCACGCGTATCAGCCTGGATGCCATTTTCCAGGCCGTGATGGCGCACGCGGTCGCCAGCGGCACCAGGGCACCGGGGCGACCGCCCGTCGAGCGTACACCGCCGCCTGAGTGGTTCAAGGACGCACTGCGCGACCTGTCGGGCCGTCGCGTCACCGTCGGCGAATTCCTGCTGCTGGCGGGGCAGACCCCGGCGACGCAGGACGACGCCAGGAACGTCGGCCGATGGCTGCGTGATGCGGGGAAGCAACCCCGGAAGGTATCGGGGCAGCAGGTGTTTCAGTTGTAACAAACAGGACAAACGGGGACGTAATTAGGTTCCCGTCATCTCCAAGGCCCCGGCGCATGTCCGGGGCTTTTTTTTCACTTCACGCGCCAGATGCGGAACCCATTCGGTTGCTTCCTGCTGGCGAATTTCTTGCCCTGCCCCGCCCGCGTAGACGTGTGGGAGTAGGCGGCACACATCGCGCGCCCGCGATCAAGTTCGGTTTCAACAAAGAAAGAATCGCCGACGTTCATGCGCGTTAGCGGGTACCTGTTGCTGCCCCTGTCCTGGACGACCGGCATCGGATGGCCTGACTCAATCTTTAACATTTGTGTTTTCCGGTTTGTGGATTTGTAGTCTAGCACGCGGGGAATGCGACCGCGCGACAGGCAGGTTTTGCCTTTTCAGGAACCCGCCCAGACACCCGCCCCTTGAACCTGCCGTAACCCGTTGTTTCTTAACCCCTTTCTTTATAAACAGGTATATGAGCATATGGTTATAGAGGGAAAGACGAGGGGATGGGAGGACGGGGAAGCTAATTACGTATGGTTGTCCTGAAATCGGGAAGCTATATGGGAAATCTGGACCTCACCGGCACCCTATACCTGCCATTCACGTATGCGAATACTTGTGGGCGCGGCGTGATCCGGGATAATCCCGGCCTGTGGAACCCGTCAAAGACCTACCGCGAAGCGTGAAGGAAATCGCCGATGTGATCGGCGTCGACGCCGCGTTGCGACTGGTGGCGAATTCACCCCGCATTTACTCCCCGTGCCACCCGTCAGGCCGTGTGGTGCTGTACGTGCCGCGGTCGATGCGCCCCGACCATCCCCTGGTGGCCCTGTTGGGATGGGACGCCGCCCACAAGCTGGCGCGGGCGTTCGGGGGCGAAATCCTGCGCCCCGCCGATTGCGTGAACCTGTCGCGCGCTGAACGTGATGCCGCGATCCGGCGCATGGTGGCCGAGGGCATTCCAGCGGTGAAAATCGCTGAACACTTCAGCCTCACGCCGCAGCAGGTGCGGAATATCGCACGCAGGAAAACCCCGGACGTGGCGCGTGAAACGAACTTCATCCACCCTGCGAGCGCATAGCCGATGAGCATTCCCCGCAGCATGAAAAACACGTTCGATACCGCGAACTTCACGGCGGCCGTCTCCTACATCGCCGCTACCTTTGCGGGGATGTCCATTTCCGAATGGGCGGCAGTCGCCGCGCTGGTGTATTCGCTGATGCTGATCGCCGAAAAGGCGGTCGCGCTGCTGCAGCGGTTCAAGGCGTGGAGGGCGTCGCGTCGTGGCGCGTAACGTCGGCAAGGTCGGCATCGCGTCGCTGCTGACGATCCTTGTCGCGACGCCGTTCGTCGCCAAGCATGAGGGCGTCGTGCTGCGGACGTACGCCGATCCAGTGGGGATTCCCACCGCGTGCGGCGGCGAGACGGACAGGGCTATCACCATGCGCCAGCGGTTCACCCGCGATGAGTGCATGGCGCTGCTGGGGGCGAGCCTGCACAAGCACGCGCTGGAACTGGACCGGTGCATCACCCGGCCGCTGGCCGAGCATGAAGCCGCGGCGGTGTTGTCGTTCGGCTACAACGTCGGGACGGGTGCCGCGTGCAAGTCGACGCTGGTCCGGCTGCTGAACTCGGGCGCCCCCGCTGCGACCTGGTGCGCTGAACTGTCGAAGTGGACGTATGCGAAGGGCCGCCAGCTGCCGGGGCTGGTGAGGCGCCGTGCTGCGGAGCGGGCCATGTGTGAGGGTAGGGCGTGATCCACCTCCTGTACGTCACCGAAGCCGCGGCCCGCGATGCGGGTATGACACACGAAGGGCGCATGTTCGGCGTGCCTGCCTGGCTCGCGGTCACTGGCGAGAACGAAGTCGTTGGATGCCCTAAGGTGACGGCGCTTCAGCTGTGGTGCATGGCGGTCGATGCGCTGATGGAGGCGGCAACGTATTTCATCCCGGCCGACGTGTGTGTCGAAACCCCCATCTACATAGGGCGCCGCATATGACCGTGCAAACCCGTCTCGCCCTCGCGCTGTTCCTGTGCGCGGTTTCGTTCGTCTGCGGTTTCGGCCTTCGCGACATCATGGCCGACCGCGACACCGCGGAGCGTGACGTCGGCGACCTGCAATCGCATGTCGAGGCCGCCACCGAAGCGCGGGTCGACGACCTGGGATCGCAGGCAGCGGCAAGCGACATCGAAGCCGAGCGCGTGACCGATGAAGCCGAATCCCGCATCGAATACCGATACATCACCCAAGAGGTTGTGCGCTATGTGGCTGCGAACCCTTCCCCTGCTGGCTGCGGCCTCACTGCTGACGGCCTGCGCATCTGGCGGCAAGCATCCGCCGGTCAGCACTCCAAACCTGTCGATCCCGGTCGCGCTGCTGGTCCCCTGCCCTGACGAACTGCCGGGCGACCCTGGCGAGGGAAAGCCCGAACAGCTGCTGGCGGCCCATGCCCTGGACGGCGAGACGTACCACCGATGCAGGCGCGACCACGGCGCATTGATCCGCACTGTGTGTGCGCAGAAGGGCATCACGATCAATGGCAAGGCGCCTGCGCAGGCGTGCCCGTCGCGCTGATGCGACGTGTGGTTATCCACAGGCTTACCCACAGGCAAATCGCGCGGGTCCTCCTGAAGCCCCTGCCCCCGGCGG